CTAATAACCTTTTATGTACTACACCACTATTTATTTCTGACATTTTCCATTGTGTATAAGCGCTATCATTTAACCACTGTGTTCTATCAAACTCTGGTAACTCTTTATGTTTTAATACTTCTAATGTATGAAATGCCACTGGCCATGCGTGTGATGTTTTAGATAGTGCGATACTTGGTACACCTTCACATACTGCCTCTGTTAAACTATTACTTGAATATGAGATCGCAACTCTAGCGTTCTTAAAATCTTTGTATATATCTTCACCACCATTGGTTACATTAAAGTTGCTTAAGTTCTCACTAAAGAATACTTTGTTTTTAACTTTAATATCTTTTAGAGTATCTTTATTAAATCTAAATGTAAACCGTGGGTGTGGTCTAATCATTATATCCTCATCTGTATATTTTGATATTTCATTTATAGTATTCATAATAAAGTTTTCATAGTCACCTGGTTTCTTTACTAAATCATTTAGACTTGTATCTATAGGATTTTGTGTAAGTATTAATATGTAGTCACCTTTTTTCTTCCAAGGTTTTATTTCTATGTCTTGTTCTCTTTGTATTTGTTTCCATCTATCATCTGGTGAGTTTTCATTTTTAAATATACCATCACTAAAAGTATAATGATTTAAACCAACTCTAAAATAATAATTATCTGGTTTTTCTATGTCTAAATTTTTTCTAAAAGTTGCTTGTTCTATTACAATCTTAGGTTTGTTTTGATCTAATATAAATTGATACTTTTCTGCGTTCTTCTTTTTCATTACGCCTAATACATTTGTTTGTATGTAAGCATCTGCTTTATGATTGTATCTTTCTGGATATTCTATTAGTTTAAAGTCTTCGTGTTTAGGAAATATAAACATCGCCTCTGTACTAAATGCGCCTTGTATACCAATTATGTTCATAGATACTCTCTTATTGTATTCCAGTAAGTTCCCTCTAGTATTTCTTTTTGTGTCCAATGTCTATTTGCGTTCTTAATTAAAAATGGTAATCTATCTTGTAGTTTAGGATTTTCTATTTGACTTAAATCGCCAGATGACATTTCATATAACATACTAGTTTCACTTGTTACAAATAGTGGAACACCTTCTATCAAACTAGGTAGACCTGCTGTTGTAGAAAATATAACAGTCGCCCAAGTATTTTTCAATACATCAAATATACTTTCATTTTCATATGGTCTAATCTCTACGTTTTTAAATTTTTTATTTACTTCATTTATTTTTTGATTATCATTTGACTTAATAAACATTTTGTGTGGTCTTATAACTATTTTTCTATCTGTATGTTTTTGTATCTCTGGTATAGTTTGTATCGCCCAATCCCAAGCGTTCAATCCTTTTGTAGCAAAACCAGATTCACCTCTGTTTAGTAACATTAATATATGACCACCTTTTGTTCTATAATCTTTTAAAACAATTTTACTATCATTCTTTAATTGTTCCCATTTGTTTATGTTTGTTTTGTCTTCTAAATAAACTGATTCATTTGGATATACAGAGGTCATAGGGTATCTGTGATAAACCACATTCTCATACGCCTTGAAAGCATTACTATCCATAAAAAATATTTTACCGTTTTTATGATTATCAAATATTTCTTGTCTATATAAATGTGTTACACTATCCACACTATTAGATTTGAAACCAAAAATTACAGCAACATCTGTTGAGAGATAAGTATAATCTTTATTATAAACTACTTCATCTTTTCCAATTTTTTCTATACCTCTTCCAAAGTTTTCAATATAATCTCTTTTATGTCCACCAGCAGTATTTAAAAATATTGTTACCTTCATTCTAAATCTATTTGAGTTGAGTCTTTAAACATATCAAACCATTCTTCTGAATAATCACAATCTTTATATTGTTTAAAGTAAGGACCACCTTCTGTAAAATGTACTAACTTCGCATGATGATTATATTGATACTCGCCTACTAAATGATTCCATTCCACATCTATATTACCAATTAGTTCTTCACTTTCTAACCATTTAAATTGATGTAGTTGTAATCCTGTGGCGCTGTTTACATAATCAGGTGTAAGTTCTCTACATAAAGCATTATTGTAAATCATCATACTTGACCAATTCTTTTTAGGATAAGGAGTTTGTGGTTGATTCATAAACTTAATTGTACTATTAGGTGTATAATCATGTTGTACACATTGAACAGCATACTTTGTAGTTCTTTGTCGCCATAATAATGATATATCAGCACGAGATAACATATCACAATCCATAAAGATAGCATGACCAGAATAGTTACAAAGATATGGTACGAGAAATCTACTAAACGCAAATTCTGTTGATTGTATATTTAATCTTTCTCTAATAAATATATCTTTTATGTTTTGTAGTCGTATAGGTGTTATAGAGATAGGCTGTGTTGAGTGTTTTAATAAACTATGACTTAATGTACTAAACCCTACCTTTTCGTTGTCATCATATCCTATAAAAATTCTTATCATAAGTTGGCCTCTGGACTTTTACCTGTTAGTTTTCTTTTACCCTTTGTGTGGTCGTAAACAGTTCCTAATATTGATCTGGCTTGAACATGGCCACCGTTGTTATCACCTATATTATTATTTTGTACTTTCATTTCACTTTCAAAAACTTTTCTTACATAGTCCCAAACATAACTATCATGGTATTCACTTAAACTATATATCTCATCATAATCATACATCTTTTTCATGTAACTAGCATAGTTTCTTGTTTGATCGTGTCGCATATTAAAATACAAAAAACCACATTCACTATAATTACTTCCACGACCTAAGTAACTCATCATACTATCGTCTTTATGAATATGTTTTTTAATCCAATTCACATCTATTGATTTGTAAAATACACTATCAGCGTCAATACAAATTAAACCATCTACATCACTTGAACAATTATCAATGGCGTGTGTGTATGCATAAACTTTATATGAAAATCTAACACCATCTTGTTTAAATGATTTTACTTCTCTTTGATTATTTCTTTCTATGAATTTTTTGAGATCAGGTATCTTATCAAACATATCATCATCTTCATTATAAACAATTAAATCAAATGGCCAATTATAAGTGGATTGAAATCTGTGAGCGTATTGTTTAAATAACTTATTATTCCAACTAGTGACTACTTGAATTTTCATAACCAACTTTCGCTATATAATAACTATCAACTATATCTGTTACAGGGTTATTTAATTTTCCCATATCAAACATCTTAATTAAATCAACTTTTGTATGTTCAGTAAAACTATCATACATCAATTGTTTATCTGCGTTCCCTTTACCTGACGCATACTTTTTAACAACGCTAGGAACAACTGTGTCGTATAATAATGTGGGTGACATTTGTAATCTAAATTTAAGTATACCACAGTTTTCAGCGATCTGAAATACTGCTTGACCTTTAGATCCAAATGAGTAACCCTCAATATAAATTTGTGCTGTTTCTGATTTGTATTTGTGAATAATATCCAAAGCCCAACTGGATATGTTAGAAAATCTTTCAATAGGTGTTCTATACTCTTTATGTTCATAACCAAATATATTCTTACCAAATTTACCAATATGTTTCTTCTTACTTGTTAGAAAGTGAAAAGAACATTTGTCAAAATCAAAGTCATCACCTGCAATACAAATTGCAGGACTATTTAAACTGTAATCAATTCCAACTATCGTCTGTTGCTTCTTCTGGTATTTCATGCTCACCATCTTCCTCTGATTCTACTTCGTATCCACAGAACGGACAAGTCAAGGGTTGTAAATCTTGTTCTTCTTCGTCCCATACTATGGTATATTTAGTAGTACAGTTAGAGCACTTCTTTATAACTTTTTCCATTATAGTTTAAATTTTTTAAATTGATCTTTCTTAACGTCTTGTTTTATTCCACCAATAACATAACTTTCTATTTCTGTTTCTTGTGGAGCATTTTGTGTTCCTCTACTGTTTAACCAATGATCTGTCCATGGTAATGGATTAGACTTTTGATCGTACACAGGAGTTAACCCTATCGCTTTCATTCTTCTGTTAGCGGTATACTCTACAAATTGATGTAATAATTTTTCCGATAAACCTATCATAGAACCTTTTGAAAATAGATAAGTTGCCCATCTTTTTTCTTCTCCTACTGCTTCATCATACATTGCATAGACTTCTTTTTCAGTATCTTTAATCACTTTGTCCATAGTCTTATCTCGTTCTATATCTCTAAAGTTGTTTATAATTCTTTGAGATACTGCTAGGTGTTGACTTTCATCTCTTGCGATAAATGAAATAATCTTTGCTGATCCTTCTAATAATTTAAGTTCACCAAAAGCAAAACTACAAGCAAACGATACATAAAATCTTAAACCTTCTAGTATGTTTACTGTAATCAAAGCTTTCCATAATTTTTTCTTTAACTCATATTCATCAACTTTACTTTTATCTAGTTGATATTTGTAACCTGTCAATATTAAATCATCATAACATTGTGTTACAGAATTTGCTCTCTTTTCAATCTTCTCATCTTTAATAATAGTATCAAATACTTCACTAGGATCAGAATATAAATTCTTTATGATGTATGTATAACTTCTACTATGGATTGTTTCCATAAAGTCCCAAGTTACAATACAGCCTTCTAGTTCTGGTAATGATACAAATGGTAAGAATGCTAAACAAGGACCACGACCTTGTACACTATCTAACATAGTTTGATATTTTAAGTTAGAAGTAAATATATCTTTTTGCTCTGGTCTTAACTCTTGGTAATCGTTTCTATCTTTTTGTAAAGATACTTCTTCGGGTCTCCAAAAGTAACCTAATTGTTGTTGAGTTAATTTATCAAATATAGGATATTTCATAGTGTCATATCTTTGTACAGCCAAGTCCTCTCCAAAGAACATTGGTTGTTTTAAAAAGTTGACACTTTTTCCTTTATTAAAAACTGATTTTGCCATAGCGTTTTATTTATTACTTTCTTAAATTGTACAAGAATCACAGTTCTCTGGATCCTCATCTTCGTTAGTTTGTCCTTCTGGTACATTATCTACGAAACCAATTGGGTGAGCTGGTTCGTCAATATCTTTTTTAGCGTCATATGTATTTTGGTAATAAGAAGTCTTCCAACCTAATCTATATGTCGTTAATAAATCTTGTGCCATTTGTGATAATGGTACTTGGTTTTCTTCAAAGTGATCTGGATTGTACGACCAGTTACCACTTATCGCTTGGTCAAAATACTTCTGCATTACAGCTACTACATTGATATAACCTTCGTTTGATTTCATATCCCATAGTAAAGTATAATTTGATTTTAATTTTTTGTAATCAGGTACCACTTGTTTCAATGGACCTTTTTTACTTTTCTTAACACTTAAATAATCTCTAGGTGGCTCAATGCCGTTAGTAGCATTTGAGACCACACTAGATGATTCTGATGGCATTTGAGCAGAGAGTGTGCTATGTCTGAGTCCGTGCTCTTTAATTTCTTTCCTTAACCACTCCCAATCATAAGTTAGATTTCTGGTTACAACCTCGTCTACCTCTTTCTTGTAAGTGTCTATTGGTAAGATACCATCAGAATACTTTGTTCTATTAAAAAATTCACAAGGACCTTTTTCTTTTGCTAGATCATTACTTGCCTTTAATAGATAATATTGAAATGCTTCTGTCAGTTTATCAACTTGACGCCAGCCTAATTTTTGTTCATATGAGTAACCTTTTTTAGCTAGATAATGAGCAAGACCAATATAACCTATGCCTAAACTTCTTCTAGCCTTTGTAGATATTTCTGCTGCCATTACAGGATACTTTTGATGATCTATTATTTCGTCTAAACTTCTTACAGCTAGATCGCATAGTTCTTCTAGTTCGTCTCTCTTGTCAATCTTTCCAACGTTGATGGCAGATAGAATACAAAGGGCTATTTCACCTTCGCCATCTATGTGTTGGATTGGATCAGTAGGGAGTGTGATCTCTTGGCATAAGTTTGACATTCTAATCAAATCTTTAAATGATGAGTGAGAGTTACAGTGATCTATATTCATTATATAAATTCTACCTGTTTCTGCTCTTTCTTTTAGTATGTCAAAAAACAATTCTTGTGCACCTATCTTCTTTTTCTTAACACTAATTTTTCTTTCTGCTTTTAAATATAGTTCATCAAATGCTTCTGTACCCCAAGCTTCATATAGCTCTGGTACTTCATGTGGTGAGAATAAAGTTATATCTTCTTCATTAATAAATCTTTCATAGAATAGTTTTGATATTTGTATAGAGTAATCTAATTTTCTAACTCTGTTATCTTCACTACCTTTATTATTTTTTAGTACAATTATATCTTCTATCTCTTGGTGCCAAATAGGGAAGTGAACAGTAGCCGAACCGCCCCTAACTCCATTTTGAGTGCAGCACTTAACTGTTGCCTCAAATTTTTTAAGGAAGGGAATAACGCCTGTGTGCTGTACTTCACCCCCTCGTATCCTCGCATTGATGCCTCGTATTCTACCAGCGTTAATACCAATCCCAGCACGCTGCGCAACATAACGTCCAATAGCCATATCACTAGAAAAAATGCTAGGTAAAGTGTCATCAGTATCAACCAGAACGCAACTTGCATACTGTTTGAGAGGTGTTCTAACACCTGCCATAACTGGTGTGGGAATATTGATTTTAAATTGCGAAATCGCATCATAATATTTTTTAACATAAGTCATTCTCTTTTCTTTTGGATAATCAGCAAACATAGTAGCACTAATCATCATGTACATAAATTGTGGTGTTTCAAATACTTCGCCATTACTTCTATCTTGTACTAGATATTTGTCAATGACTTGTCTTAAACCAGCATAAGTAAAAGTATAATCTCTTTCATGGTTAATCCAGTTTTCCATTCTATCAAAATCTTTTCTTTGATACTTTTCTAATATACTGTGATCGTAAACATTCTTTTCTACAGCTCTATTAACATGGTCAAACAAATGTGGGTGGTCCCAAAGTCTACCCATAACTTGTTTTCTCAAACTGTAAAGTAATAATCTTGCCGCAACATATTGATAGTTTGGATTATCTAATGAAATTAAATCTGCTGCTGACTTAATAAGAATTTGTTGAATATCATTTGTAGTAATACCATCAGTAAATTGTAAACCACTTGTCATCTCAACCTGAGATGATGAAACACCACTTACATCTTCGCAAGCATACTCAACCATTTCATGTATCTTCTCAATGTTTAATGGTTCTTTACCACGCCCACCACGTTTTACTACATTTATTTGTTCCACTTGTATCCCCCTATACCTTTTTGTATTCGTTTAATTTAGTTAATGCTGAAAGTTTTGAATAAGTGTTTCTATTTAGAATATCATAAACTTCGGTCTTTGTCAACCCTGCCATAATCATATCGTTAATGTCTTTATGTCGCATATCTTCTGGCCACACGACCAAGTTGTAATCTTTCTCAACTACATCATACATACGTTTTACAATTTCTTTGTTTCTTGGTTCATTGTCAAATATATATGTAACTTCTTCGTTTTTAATTTTGTTTTTTAAAATTAAATCTGCTCCAGCAGCAGCAATACAATTATCAACAAAAAGGCTATCAAGTGGGCCTTCTGTGATGAAGATAGGTCTTTGAAAATTAACTCTTTCAAGGCCGTAAACTTTTTGTTTGTTTTCATCTAGTTTTACCGTAAGATACTTTGGTTGTTCATTTCCAAAAGCACGACCTTGAAAAGCAAATAGCTTTCCTGTCGTATCATAAAAAGGTATTACTAACCTAGGGTGATCTTTTTCCCCATAGGTTTTTGGTTTCACTTTGTTTACTAAAGCGCCAAACTTATCACAGAAAAATAACTTGTCAAAAAATTCACTAGGTAATTTTCTCTTTAAACAATATTGTTTAGCTGGGTGTTTATCATCTAATTGTTTTATACTTTTCAAGTCGTCAAGTATAGTTCTATCTTCAAACGCTGGTTTGAAATCAAACTGAGGCTTCGGTGTCGCTGGTGCCCCTTTCTTATATCTTTCTAAAAGATATTCAGAATACATATTTGGATCAACAAACTTAATAAAGTTTGCTAAGTTTTGACCCATGCCACAATTGTGACATTTGAAGAACATATCATTTTTTACACGATACAAATATGCTCTTGTTTTTAATTTTGATTTTTTCGAATCGCCACAGTGAGGACATCTAAAATTAAACAGATAATCATTCTTCTGTTTAAATCCCCCTAAACGACTCTTTAAATTAGAGATATACTTTAAATCTATATAACTTGACATAACACACCTTCATAATAACACAATCAATCAAAAAAGTCAACCCTAATTTGAGGCCATCATATGCACTATTGGCATAAAGTTCTTTGATAGTATCCACCCTAAAACTATCGCACCACCCATTATAAGCCATTTATATCGCTCTAGCATACCAACTCTAGCACCTATATCTATCTTTAAACCTTTTATCTCAATGAGTAATCTCTTTTCACTCATTTCCACATCTTTCTTTAACTCTCTATAAACATCAGTAATTTCTGCTTCTCTTTCTCTCAATTTTTCAAATATTACTTCATCTACTTTTTCTTGTCTTGTAATTTTTTCTTCGTGTACAGCAAGCATAGATTTTATAGAAGTAGAAACATCTGTAAGTTTATCAATAGCAGTATCTATTCTGCCATTAATAGTATTGACATTTTCTATATCTTTTCTTAAAGATTCTATATCTACTCTTATTTCTGTTGTATCTGCCATAGTTCTATCTCGTTAAAGACGTTTATAATAAGCTTAAGTTCCCATATGGGTCATATGCATTTAAAGCATTGATTGATATATTAGCTCTATTATATTTATTTTTTTGTGGAAGTCAAGTCTATTACGAAGCCAGTTGGTATCTTCTGAGTGTATTTAGTCTTTTTAACTTCCAGAGTTTTATAAATGTTCTCTTTCTTCTTCGCAGTTTTTGTTTCTTAATTTTGAGCCAATGTGTATTGAGTATGTATAGTTTTTTTTGTTTATCATTTCTTATTATCCTTTTTACTAGTAGTCTGATCTTTCTCTTTTGAAGTAAGGTCATAACCCTCCATTAAGTTTGTTACTGGTTTATAAATTGTCACCAACTCCTTTTTACCTTTCACAAATATTCTATCTAGTTCTTCTGATTTAACTTCTTTCAATTGGTCTTTTGTATATGAAGAATAAATCAAAGGAGCAACATTACCATCATCATCTTTATAATTTCTTGTAGCAGCTTCAAGTCTAGCCGCCAAGTTTACAGCATCACCTATTACAGAATAATCAAGTCGGTTTTCACTACCCATATTACCGACAATACAAGTTCCAGTATTGACACCAGAACCTATATTAATATCAGGAAGACCTTTTTCCTTAAATTCTTTCTTTAACTTTTGTGTTTCTACCGCACATTCTATTCCTGTCTTTACAGCCATCTCTGCGTGGTTGTGACAATCAAGTGGCGCATTCCAAAATGCCATAATACAATCACCCATATACTTGTCAATCGTACCACCGTTCTTCATAACTATTTTACTCATACGATTTAAGTAATCATTGATAACAGCAACTAAACCTTCTGGGTCATCTTTATTTTTATAGTATTCAGATATCGGTGTAAAGCCTACAATGTCCATAAACAAAAATGACATTTCTTTTCTATCGCCACCAAGTTTTAACTTCTCAGGATTCTTTACAAGTATAGCAACTTGTCTTGGATCCAAATACTTCTCAAACTGTTTTCTTATTTGTTGTTTTAAATTAAACTCTAATATGAAACGCAAGAATACACTATGAAATCCTACGATGGTTATTGTAACTAAAATCCAACTTACATCTACTAACATTAAATGTGTTGTAAAAAAATAATAACTTAACCATACTGCTATAATATACCAAGATAAAAGTTTTATTCCAATAAACCAATAAGGTAAAAATCTTGTAATCAATATTAATATAATACCTAAAACAAATGACGTTAGAAGTTCTAGTAAAAAACTAATATCTATTCTTTCTATATTCTTTCCATCTAATACTGTATCTAAAGTTGAAGCTGTAAGTTCATAACTATATCTCTCACCAATAGGCGTAGCAATAATACCACTTAATCCTTCAGCACTCATACCTATAATAACTGTCTTACCTTCAAACTTACTAAAATCTTCTTCACTAGCTGATATAGTTTCGTAATCTTTGTTCCATCTTAACCATATTCTACTATTAGCATCTGTTTTAATTGTATCAAAACCTGGTACTCTCATAGCTATGATACCAGCGTCACCTGACTTAACTTGATAACTAGGTGCGCCTACAGCCACCCGTATGACTTCTATAGCCATCGCTGGATAGATGTTTTCCCCTATCTTCATAAGTAGTGGTATTCGTCTAGTGACACCATCTATTTCAGGCGCTGTGTTAGATACACCTACACCACTAGCGTTCTTTCCAAATAGTTCTATTGGGCCTAACATTCCACCCCATTCAAATAAGAAAGGTAGAGGGTCATTGATTTTCGCAACACCTCTTGGTACAGAATTTTTGTTTATGTTATTAGTACCGACTTGTGCTATTACTATACCATATTCTAGTACACTTGTCAATGCGTCATCACCACCTAGTCTATCTTCTTCACTAAAGAGTATAGGTATTACTATAATACCAGCTCCTTGTTCTCTTAACTTGATTATAAGGTCAGCTATTACATCTCTTTTCCATGGCCATTGACCATACTTCTCAATAGACTTTTCATCTATTGTAACTATACCTATATTTTGTGATTGTATTCTTTCTTCTGATTGTAAAAGTAAATCAAAACCTTTTAGTCTTATTATCTCTTTTACTTGTGGGTCTTTGAAACCAATATACATTAACACAAACAAAGTAATAAATGCTATTGTCCAATGCGTTAATATTTTTTTCATTTAAAATAGTTTACCTAATAGCTTAAGTCCATATAATATACCTATTACAGAAAGAACACCTGTAATACCTTGGTCTATAAATGCTGCTATACTACCTACAATTAGTAAGGCATAAAATACATAAGTCTTCCAATTCCAAACATAATAAAACCAACCATGTTCTTCTTTTGTAGGTCC